ATGGGTGAGTTCCCGGAAAGGCTGAGAAAGTTGCGAGAGTCCATGCGGCCAGTTCGGAGCATGACAGTTACATCACAACTGATGGGATTGCACCCGGATATGTTGAGAAGATATGAGCGAGGAGAAGTAGAGCCGTCTATGGATGCCCTATATAAAATCGCGGATTATTATGGGGTCAGTACGGACTATCTGCTGGGGAGAACAAACTTCCCATTTGTACATAGGGTGTAATCTTTCATCATCACAAAAAACCTGGGCAGTGGTTCCCACAAAAGTGGGAATTAAAAGCGAAGACTATGCGACAATGGAGCATGAGGGAGTGACATCCCCATGCTCCTTCTTTTCCTCCCCTTTCGGGCTGTGACCAACCACGGCCCAAAGGACAACCCACTCCCCCGGCAGGGTATCTAGTAAGCAGATATTAAACGGAAAGGAGTGCCTCTCTTGTACGTTTCCTGCCGGGGGACTCCCTTCACGTTAACCTGCTCCAGAGTTTCGCAATCGAAGCCGACATACGGAGCAGATAACGACTGAGCGGTGGCGGAATAGGTAGACGCTATGGTGACGGGTAGGGTGGCACCTATTATCCTGCTGGCGGAACGGGTATTATCCCTCGGGTTTGCAGGCCGCTGTAATGCGCGACGGGCGTTAGGTAGCAATCCACTCATGTGAGGTGCAAATCCTCACCCGCTCAAACAATATACGGGTGTAGCTCAATGGAGAGCGCCGGTCTCCAAAACCGGAGGTTGGGGGAACAGAGCCTTCCACCCGTGCCAGATGTATGGTTCCACAGCTCCACGAAGAGAAAACGGGCCTTCCCTGTGCGCTGTGCGAAAGCGGCAGGGCGAAGAATATTTAATTGGCTGACCCCGGCTCAATAAACTAAAACGGTTCCGACCGACGACACCGGCGGAGGGGTTGAGATGTACCGTGATTGCTATACGATGAAACTGGCTTACCCCTGCGAGGCTGACGGATGTAGGTGCGGTTCCGACTGTCTTAGGACAAGGCCGGATTGTAACAGGATAGCTGACGAAGATTCGTATAGTAATTGTGATGTGATACCGCATATCGGATTACATAGAAGCAGTGAATATATGCCGCAGCACGATGCAGCCCACATATCAGGGCCGGAGGGTCGCGCCCTCCATGCGGCAACATCGTCCTTTACGGGCATTAGACAATGCGCTCCAAAGGCCAAGGAGCTGACTGTGGAAAGACACTATACTGGGAAGTCTACAGCGTCTGACAGCCCCGGAGAAGGAAAGTGACGCCCGCCTGTCATGGAGGCGGAAGCGGTGGCAGCTATGACCTGCCCCGGCGCTATCCCGCTGAAAACTACCTGTACCGGATCGGGTAAAGTACCATATGGCATATCCATATGACGCAGGTGTGACAATCTAAGCGGGAAGCGCACATACGCCGCCTCGCAGTTGCAGGAGACGGGGGCGGAAAGATCAATATTGAGGGGTTACGCATGGCGGGGTGATCTCCCGCCGCCTCTCCTGACATATACGAAAGGAGAACCCTCAAATGAAAGAACTTCTGGTATTCAATTCAAACGGCAAGAATGTTGTGGACAGCCGGGATGTGGCTGAGATGACTGGGAAACGGCATGACCACCTTATCCGGGATATTGCAGGATACGCCAAAATTCTGTCTGAAAATACTCACCCCAAATCTGGGGGCAGTGAAGCTGAGCGCAAAATTGCGCCTAGTGATTTCTTCATTCCGCATGTGTATCAAGACAGTACGGGTAGAACACTTCCCTGCTATCTTCTCACAAAGAAGGGCTGCGACATGGTTGCAAACAAGATGACCGGGGAAAAGGGCGTCTTGTTCACTGCGGCTTATGTGACGGCTTTTGAAATAATGCGGGAGAAGATCACCAGTGAAAATGCTGTCCTTCCGAGAGATTATCCATCTGCGCTTCGAGCGCTTGCGGATGCAGAAGAAAAGCGCATGGCCCTTGAGACAGAACTGGATAGGAGCAAGGAATGGTATTCCATCAAGCGAGTGGCACATCTGAATGGAGTATCATATAAGGTTTTTGACTGGCGGAGGATCAAGCTTGAGAGCCAACGGCAGGGCTATGGGGTTAAAAAGATTTTCGATGCCAATTATGGCGAAGTCAATACTTACCATGTGAACGTTTGGGAAACAGTTTACCCCAATATGGAGCTTTGATACAAGGGCGTGCCCGTCTCGCTGAAATGATGGGAGGGTCGGGTACGGGGAATTTTTGATTGAGGTGGTGATATGGCTGCACGGCTGACGGATAAGCAGAAAAAGAAAATAGTGGCTGATTATCTGGAGACCGGCAGCTATCGCGCTACAGCAAGGAAAAACCGTATTGCAGATGGGACGGTAAAGAGAATTGTCCTTGAATGTAGCGATATTGAGCAAAAAGTAGCACAGAAAAAAGAAGAAAACACTGCTGACATTCTCGCTTACATGGAGAGCCAGAAGGGGCTTGTGTGCGAAATCATCGGAAAGGGCCTTGCCGCGCTCAACGATCCTGAAAAGCTGGCGGAGGCCACACCTGCGCAGATCACGACGGCCCTGGGGACGCTGATCGACAAGTGGACGGACATCAAGGGTGAGGGGAAAGAGGACAAGGTGCAGGTGATTATAGATGTCTGAAGTGCGCTTATCTACTGTACTTGGCCCCGCATTTCATTTGCTGGCCCGTGATGTATTCCGACACAGACACACTCACTATGACTTATCCGGCGGGCGTGGGTCTCTGAAATCTTCCTGCGTGTCCCTGCTTGTGCCGTTAATTCTACTAACCAACCCTAATACCCACGCCTTAGTGCTCCGCAAGGTCGGAAATACTTTGCGAGATAGCGTATATGCTCAATACCTGTGGGCGATTAGTGAACTTGGCATGGCTGATTGCTGGATAGCCAAGGTGCAGCCGTTGGAACTTGTATATAAGCCGACTGGGCAAAAGATCATGTTCCGGGGCGCTGATGATCCCATGAAGATCAAATCTATCAAAGTGCCGTTTGGGTATATTGCCGTTACTCACTTTGAGGAGAAGGACCAATTCGCTGGACGGGCTGAAATCCGGACCATTTTACAATCTACCATGCGCGGCGGCTCCAAGTTCTGGAACTTTGAGAGTTACAACCCGCCAATCAGCCGGGACAACTGGGCCAACAAGGACAGCCTGAAGGAGAGGGCGGACAGGCTGTGCCACAAGAGTACATACTTGGAAGCGCCGCCGGAGTGGTTGGGAGAGCAGTTTCTGTTTGAGGCTGAACACCTGAAAGAAACGGATGAGCGAGCTTACCAGCATGAGTATTTGGGAATTCCGGTTGGAACGGGCGGAAACGTCTTTGACAACCTGGAACTGCGAGAGATTACCGACAAAGAGATTGCTTCCTTCGATAAGATTTACCAGGGTGTGGACTGGGGCTGGTTCCCTGACCCTTTCGCTTTTATCCGCCTTCACTACGACCGGGCACATGAGACCATTTACATGATTGATGAGATATGCCAAAACAAGCTGACAAATGAGGCTAGTGCGGGCGTGATTTTGAAGCGCGGATACAAAGACGCTTATATCACTTGCGACAGCGCGGAGCCTAAGTCCGCCGCAGATTTCAGAGCCATGGGACTCCCCGCCAAGGAAGCAATAAAGGGGCCGGGTAGTGTGGAGTACGGTATGAAGTGGCTGCAACGCCGAAAGATCGTTATTGACCGCCGCAGAACGCCACATGCTTATGAGGAATTTGTGAACTATGAGTATGAGCGTAATAAGGATGGAGAGATCATCAGCGGGTATCCTGACGAGAACAATCACCTGATTGATGCCACACGGTACGCTTTGGAGCGAGTATTCCGAAAAATGGGAGTAACAGCATGAACATTATCGAAAAACTGAAAGAACTTGGTTACTCCACCGTGCCGGAGGAGTTCTACACGAAGGTGCAAGAGTGGAAGTCTTGGTATGAGGGCGACGTGAAGGGGTTCCACCGTTACCGGGTACGAAACGGGGCCGGGATGGTGCGCTGCAAGCGGTACACCCTCAACATGGGAAAGAAAATCCCGGAGGACTGGGCAAATCTTCTCATGAATGAGAGGGTTGAAATCACTCTGGATGGCACAAAGGAGCAGGAGTTTATTGACCGGGTCCTGAAGGAGAACAACTTTCGCGTGCGCTCCAACGAGATGCAGGAAATGGCCTTCGCTCTTGGAACGGTGGCTTTTATCCCCCGCGTGGTGGGCATGGGGGTCACGGAAGCGGGCCCGGTTCCTGGCAGCGCCACAGATATCGTCATCGACTACGTAACGGTGGAGCATATCTGGCCCCTGTCCTGGCAGAATGGCGTTATTACTGAATGTGCCTTTGACAGCATCGTCAACGTAAACGGGGAAGATTACTGCTATCTGCAAATCCACCGGAAGGTCGACGGCCTGTACAACATTGAGAACCGGCTGTATACATATCGGAACCAGAACGTAGATACTGAGGTAAAGCTGACCTCCGTGCAGGGCTTTGAGAGGGTGCCCCCTGTTGTCCACACCGGCAGCGACCGGAGGCAATTCGTCATTGACCGGCCTAATATCGCCAACAACTTCGATTACTCCATTCCACTTGGGATTTCGGTCTACGCTAACGCCATCGACAGCATGAAGGGCGTAGATATTGCTTTTGACAGCTACGTCAATGAGTTCGTGCTGGGGAAAAAGCGGGTGATGGTCAAGCCTTCCGCACAACAGTATTTGGACGGGGAGCCGGTTTTTGACCCTGATGATCTGGCCTATTATGTGCTTCCGGAAGACATCGAGGGCGGGGCCATCATTCAGCCCATCGACATGAACCTTCGGACAGCGGAACACACCCAGGGGGTGCAGACACAGCTTAATCTGCTGTCCAGCAAGTGTGGTTTCGGGGAGACTTATTACCGCTTTGACGGTGGGAACATCACTACCGCCACCCAGGTCATCAGTGAAAACTCCACCATGTTCCGCACCATCAAGAAGCATGAAATCATTCTGGAGAGCGCCATCAAAGAACTGTGCCGGATTATTCTTCGCTTGGGCAACACGGCCATGGGTGCCGGGTTGAATGAGGATGCGGAGGTCACTATTGATTTCGATGATAGCATCATCGAGGACAAGACAACAGAACGAAATAATGACAGGCAGGATTTAGCGGCGGGTATTATGAACGATTGGGAGTACCGCATGAAGTGGTATAACGAGGACGAAGCCACAGCAAAGAAGATGCTGCCGAAAATGGAGGATATGACGGACGAGGAGGAAGAAGAAATTGAATGAGGTATCCATTTACCCCGGAACTTCTCGATGCCCTCCCGGAAGAGCTGGCCGAGCTATACCGCAATCTTGAAAACACGCTACTAGAGGAAATTTGTTCTAGGCTTAAAGTATCAGGGGAGCTAAACGAAGTAACGGTGCTGGACATCCAAGCACTCCGGTCTCACGGTATCAGCCAACAGGAGATTGAGCGTGCGATTCGTCGAACAACCAACATCAGCGAAAAGAATCTGACTGAGCTGTTGGACGATGTGGTGGAGTGGAACCAGCGGTATTACTCTGAATTGATAAAGATAGCAGATGTGACCGCGCCAAAAACACTGTTGAGCATCGAAGATACCTATGCCATTTATGAGCAGACTCGCAAAACGTTCCGAAATATTACGCAATCAATGGCTTTCCTGCTCGACAATGGAAGGACATTGCTCCGGCCTGCAAGTGCTTACCAATGGGCACTTGATAATGCCGTGTTGCAGATACAGAGCGGTGCAATCAGCTACAATCAGGCAATTAGAGGTGCCGTGAAGCAGCTTGCAGACAGCGGCATCAAGACAGCGGAATATGAAAGCGGTCACATGGACCAGATTGACGTTGCAGTCCGCCGCGCTATTATGACTGGTATCAATCAGCTTTGCGAACAGTATTCGGAGCAAGGCATGGATTATTTGGAAACTGATCTGGTTGAGGTCTCTGCTCATATCGGGGCGCGGAACACCGGAACCGGGCCGGAAAACCACGAGAGCTGGCAAGGGAAGATTTACCGATGGAGCGCAAAACCGAAGCAATCCAGCGGGAGATATCCTGATTTTATCGCTTCTACGGGTTATGGTACCGGACCTGGTCTAGGCGGATGGAACTGCCGCCACCACTTTTATCCGTTTGTTGAGGGTGTCATGGAGCCGACCTATTCAAACTCTGATCTGAACGCGATGAAAGGGAAAAATCGGGAGATATCTTTTGAAGGCAGGCAGTACGATGGATATACAGCCACTCAAAAACAACGTCAAATAGAACGCACCGTCCGCAAGCTGAAGCGGGAACAAACCGCATATAAGGCCGCAGAGCTGGAAGATGATTACCAAGCTGTAACGGCCCGTATCCGGCGGCTAAACGCAGAATATAAGTCGTTCAGCGAGGCGGCTAGGTTGCCGATGCAACGAGAACGTATGAAAGTAGCTTACTAATTGCCGAGAGGCGTAAAACCGCAGGGCGACGGCCCTGACAATAAACGGAGGTAATACCATGAGCGAACCTATCAATACCCCTACCCCGGCCCCTGCGCCGGAGCCCACGCCTGAGAAAACCTTCACTCAGGCGGAAGTGGATGCCATGATCGGCAAACGGCTTGCAAAAGCCATGAAGGGAATGCCCAGCGAGGAAGAACTGACCGCCTACCGGACCTGGAAGGACGGGCAGGCCGGTGAAAAAGACCGCTGGGACAAGCTGACCGGAGAGCGGGACACGCTGGCCGGGAAACTGACCGCCGCAGAGGCGGAGCGGGACCAACTCAAGCGGGACCTGTATCTGGCCCAAAAGGGCCTGTCCGGCGAGGAGGCCGAGTTTATCGCCTTTAAGGCCGGGAAGATGGTGGACGATAAGAAAACCTTCGAACAGGCCGTGGACGAGCTAACCGCTGACCGCAAGAAAACTACCTTTGACTGGACCGCTCCTGTGGGCGGCGGAAAGCCCAAAACAGGAGAAAACGACGTAATGAACGCCCTGATCCGGGGCGTACTGAAATGAAAGGAGAACCTAAATGGCTGTTGATATTATCGACAGAAGCAAACTTTCCGGGCTTATCCCGGAGCCCGTGACCCGTGAGATTATCCAGGGTGCCGTAACGGAATCCGCTGTGCTGCGGATGGCCCGTCGGTTGCCCAACATGACTAGTAAGACGCAGACCCTCAATGTGCTGGATGCTCTGCCCACTGCCTACTTCGTCAACGGCGAGGCAACAACTGGCGCGTCCGACTCCAAGGCATCTCTGAAAAAAACCACGAATATGGCGTGGGACAAGAAGAAAATCTACGCCGAGGAGATCGCTGTTATCGTGCCTATCCCCGAGGCCGTGTTGGATGATAGCGATTACGACATTTGGGGTGAGGTGCGCCCCCGCCTTCAGGAGGCATTTGGCAAGGTTATCGACGCCGCTATTCTGTACAGCACGGACAAACCCACCTCTTGGCGTGATGGCCTTGTCCCTTCGGCCATCACCGCAGGCGCTGTCGTTACGGCCACAAACGACATTTTCAAAGACATTATGGGCGAGGGCGGCGTGATTGCCAAGGTAGAGGAGAGCGGCTATATTCCCAACGGCGTGATGGCCGCAATTCAGATGCGCGCCAAGCTGCGCGGCCTTGTGGACAAGAACGGCCAGCCCATTTTCAAGACCGATATGCAGGGCGATACCCGCTACGCGCTGGACGGCATGAGCATGTATTTCCCTGTGAACGGGGCTTACGACCCGGAGGAATCCCTCGCCATCGTAGGCGATTGGAGCCAGCTGGTCTATGCCATTCGGCAGGACATGACTTTCAAGATTTTTGACAGCGGCGTGGTACAGGACCCCACTACCGGAAACATCCTCTATAACCTGATGCAGAACGACATGGTGGCCCTGCGTGCCGTCATGCGGCTGGGCTGGGAGATTCCCAATCCTATCAATGCTTACAACGTCGGGAACACGAAGGCTTTCCCTTTTGCTGTCTACGCACCGGCGGGGGGTTAATTGGGTCTGACACCCTAACGCTATTCCCCAGCGGTCAGACCCTATTGGGGAAACAGGTTTCCGATCTTGTGGGTGATGACCTGAAGGTTTATGCGAACGGCGCTGTAACGGGCACATTTCATTATGTTTCTGATTATACAGAGTTCAGCAGCACCCCGGAGGAGCAGAGCGGGTATTATTTCCCGTTCCATCTGACCAAAACCGGGTCAAAAATGACCTTCAAGAAAAATGGCTCCCCCACAAAGCAAAACATCCCGTTCGATGCCGACATCATATTCCGAGTAATTGAGGACGATACCTTTGAAGTGCTTGTTGATGATTCCAGTGTGGTGAAATTTAGCTTTACTGGAGCGACGTTTGAGCCGCAGGCTAAGACGAAAGCCCGTGCGAAGAAGTAAGGAGGACTCCTGATGGCTTACGCAGATTATCCGTATTACAAAAATACATACCTGGGCACCGCCATTCAGGAGACCGACTTTCCGCGCCTCGCCCTGCGTGCAAGCAGCTTTTTGGACTATTACACGCAGGGCCGGGCAGGCAAAAATCAGGAACTGGAGGCCTTGAAAATGGCCTGCTGTGCTGTTGCAGAGCAGTACCAGAGCATCGATCTCGCCAGCAAAGCAGCCCTGAACGCTCTCCAAAACTCCGCAAACGTCGGAGAGGGCGGAGAGCTGCAAAGCCAGAGTGTGGGCAGCTGGTCCAAGACCTACCGGAGCGGAGGCGAGAGCGCACAGCAGGCCACGACAGCGGCACAGGCAGCACAAGCATCTCTTGCATCTGTTGCAGCGCAGTATTTGTCCAGTACGGGCCTCCTGTATCGTGGAAGGGGGTGTGGCTGTGTTCCCCCATGTTGTGACGCTCTATAACGTGGTGACAGAAGAGGACCCTAGCACTTTTGAGGAAACAACTACAAATCATATTACCATTCTGCGAGGAGTTCTGCTGGATGCTGTCAAGGCCAAAAACGTTAACGAAAGCGGTTTGGTTGGAGCGGATGCAGTCAACCTTTATATTCCGACCAGCGTTGAAGCCGTAGACGGGGTGACTGGTGAGCCAAAGCAGTATGTAGGGCCTATTGAATTTTGGCGGGCAGAGGACAAGAGCGGGCTTTGGACGCTTTCCACTGGAGAAAACACCTTCTTTGTAAAAGGAGAGGCCGTCCACCCTAATTGGTCTGCTCAGAAGATCGATGCCGCATACGATGATGTCTACAATGTCAACACTGTGGATTTAAAGGACTTCGGCGGCGAGATGTCTCATTGGGAAGTTGGTGGGAACTGATGTTTAGCTTTGATGTCAGCTCCAATATTGTTCCAACTGTGACGGGGCATTTGGAAGCAGCAAGCAAAAAGGCTGTTTATGCGATGGCTATCCAAGCACAAAAGGATACATCTCCATACGTTCCGGCCTTAACGGGCAATCTCGACCGAAGAACAAAAGTAGAGGAATCCAGGATTATCTATCCCGGCCCACAATCTCGCTATTTATACTACGGCAAATTGATGATAGACCCGGCAACAGGCAGCAGTTATGCATCTTACGGAGCAACAAAAGTTCTCACTGATAAAGACTTGGTTTTCAACAAAGCTATGCACTCGCAGGCGCAATCACATTGGTTTGAGGCGAGCAAAGCGGAAAACAAGGGCAAATGGGAACGAGTATTTGGAAAGGCGGTGAAGCGATATCTTCGAGGATAAAAAGCAGAAAATTTTGGCATCTTCGGAGGAAGTTGACCGCATTTCTCGCTCTATGCTGGTGTGGGCCAATACTTTTCCGGACAAGCCTGTGACAGTTATCAAGTACGAGTTTTTGGACATCGATGATGCCGCCGGAGATGATGCGGCCATGGCTCTGTCTACTATCCAAGGAACGTATATCACCCAGCAATACATTATCGGCGGGTATCAGGCGGAATACCAATTCAAGATCATCTACCGGATTAAACCGGGGAGCAGCAACGACAAGCGGCTCCAAGCAGACGAAATGCTGAACCATTTTGGGGACTGGGCAAGGACCCAACACCCCGATTTGGGAGATGGCATCAACGCTTTGAAAGTCGAGCCGACCACACAATCCTCTAAGTTCGCAGCTTATGAAGACGGCTATGAGGACTATCAAATTTTAATGAGACTGGCCTATGAGGTCAATGTCTGAAAGGAGTGAGCACTTTGGCAGATTTGGAGTTTAACACCACAGAAGGGCGCACGATTGCCCGTGAACTGCTGATTGCATATCTGAATACTGGAACACCGGAGGAACCTGTATGGTCCGCCATTGGAAAGCGCGTTGAGGAGTCCGACGAGGAAATGGACTGGTCCGAGGAGTCTATCAAGGACATTTTTGGGAACACCTGGACCACACTCACAAAACCAGTCATCACCCAGAGCTTCGACCCTATCCCTCTGGATGCAGGGGACGTAGCGGCGGTGAAACTGTGGAATTTGGCAATCAAGGACCAGGACGCACAGGCTCTGGCAAATCAAGATATGCTGATCGGCCACTACTACGCAACATCTGGCGAGTCCAATTTTGCGGAGCGGTACAGCGGCGCATCCGTGTCTGTAACCAGAATTGGTGGCGCTGGCGGCGGAAACCTGGAAATTTCCTGCGACATTACATACGGCGGCACCAGAACGCTTGGGACCATCACCAATACCACAGGGACTGTAACCTTTAAAGCAGACGGAGCGGCCTAAAGACAAGGAAGGGCACAGTACAAAGGAATAGTGCTGTGCCCTCTTTTTGGAGGAATTATGCAGAAGATCACATTTGATACCGGCATTAAAACATACCAGATCAATGACAGCGGCGTTTTACGGTTTAATCCGTCTGACCCAAATCTGTACAAGCGGTTCAAGGACCTGCGTGTGGAAATCGAGCAAATCCAAAAGGATTATAACGAACGTTCAAAATCTGCAGAGACCGGAGAGGATGCCATTGATCTGCTGGCCGAGTATGACGCCCGCGTAAAAAAGTCTCTCGCCCATGTGTTCGGTGAGGAAAACGACTTTGACAGCATCCTGAGCGGCGCAAATGTAATGGCTGTTGCCAGTAACGGGGAGTTGGTCATTACAAATTTCCTGGATGCCATGCGCCCCATCGTCGAAGACGGCGTTAAGACCTACGCAAAGATGGAGGCGCAGAAAGCCGTGCAGGAGGCAAGAAATAAATGAGATGGACACTCCCGGTCAATCTTGAAGTTGGTGGAAAAGAATATGCAATCAACGCCGATTACCGGGATATCCTGAACATCATTTCCAGACTTAATGGCGGCGAAAACGAGTTTGTAAAGGTCTATGTGTGCTTGGCCCTGTTCTATCCCCAATTTGAAGAAATGCCGGAAAGTGATTATCAAGAAGCGATTGAAAAGCTGCTTTGGTTTATCGCCTGCGGAGAAGAACAGGAGGATAAAAAACGGCCAAAACTGATCGACTGGGAGCAGGACTACCAAATGATCGCCGCCGACATTATCAAGGTGGCCGGGCATGATGTCAGATCGGACTCTTTCTGTCATTGGTGGACCTTTGTTTCTTACTTTATGGGCATTGGGGAAGGGCAGCTTTCCGCCGTTGTTTCCATCCGTGACAAGCTTCGGAAACACAAAAAACTCGAAAAGTGGGAAAAGGAATTTTACAACCAGAACCGCTCAAAAGTTGATCTAAAGCGGCATTACACGGAAGAAGAGGACGAACTTCTGAAAAAACTGCTAGGGAGGTGAGAACATGGCTGCAGCAGATGGCTCTATTATCATTGATGTTCGAGCAAACACACAACAGGCGACAAGTGCGTTGACAAAGCTGGCAAAGCTGGCTGCAACGGCCTTTGCTGTTGATAAAATTATCGACTTTTCCAAACAGGCTATCCAGCTTGGAAGCGACGTTGCGGAAGTCCAGAATGTTGTCGACGTGGCCTTTGGCGATATGTCCAGCGCCGTTGACGAGTTTGCCCAAAACGCCATCACCAACTTCGGCATGAGCGAGCTTGCGGCCAAGCGTACCGCCTCTACATATATGGCAATGGCAAGCAATATGGGCTTGTCGCAAGCAGAGGCGGCAGAGATGTCCTTGACACTCACCGGACTGACGGGTGACGTGGCATCCTTCTACAACATCTCCCAGGAGCTGGCGGATATTAAGCTGAAATCCGTCTTTACTGGTGAAACGGAGACATTAAAAGACCTGGGCATCGTTATGACCCAGGCCAACCTAGAAGCGTTTGCGCTGTCTCAGGGCATCACCAAAAGTATTTCTGCTATGTCTCAGGCGGAGCTGGTGACTCTGCGTTATAACTTCGTTCTGGATCAGCTATCTTTGGCTTCTGGTGACTTTATCCGGACGCAAGACAGCTGGGCAAATCAGACACGCATTCTCTCTATGCAATGGCAGCAGTTCATGTCTATTATTGGCGAGGCGCTAATTCAGGTGCTTTTGCCAGTGGTGCAGACTCTGAACCGGATTGTGTCCGCGCTAATCGACATGGCGAACGCTTTTAATGCAGCCATCACGGCTATCTTTGGCGGTGCCAATACGGAAATCACGCAGACGCAAGATAATGTGGGCGGTGTTTCCTCTGGTATTGATGAGGCTGTTGACAACCAGAACGCTTTGACCGATGCCACGAAAGAGACTAACAAGGAGCAGAAAAAGAGTATCGCTTCGTTTGATGAAATTAACAAGCTGACTGGAAATTCTGCAAGCGGCTCAGGTGGTGGAACGGGAGGAGCAGCTGGCGGCGGCCTTTCCAAAATTGAGACCATTACCTCTAATGACATCGTGGAGAGCACTGCAGAAAGCAAAATCTTAAAGCTGATTGACCGTCTTAAAGACGCATTTAGTCCTTTGGAAGACTCTTTCAAAAAATCGTTCGCCTATATTTCTGAGGGAGTAGAAAAGCTGACTAACGTTTTCCGCGATATGTGGAATGACATCAAGTCTCTTGGGCCGCCTCTATATGATTGGTTCAACAATGAGTTTATGGATTTCTTGAACCAGTTTATTCTTACGGCTGGGAATGTTGTCGGAGGGCTTCTGGACTCTGCAGCAATGGTGCTTTCCGATATTTGGAACATCGTAATTTTCCCCACGCTGACAAAGTGGGCTGTTGATATTCTCCCTCTGCTTACTAACATTGCGACGCAGGTTTTGAGTGTTGGAGATGTGCTTTTTGAAAATGTCAAGGCCGTGTTTGACATGATTTGGCAAGATGCGATTGCCCCGGCCATGCAGATCATCCAAGATATTTGGAATGACGTTTGGAACAGCATTATCAAATTCTGGAATACATGGGGCGCACCCATTTTCGGCCAGATCAAGGCCGCAATTAGTGACACAACGTCTGTTTTTGTGAATATCTGGAACACGATCTTGAAGCCGGTTTTGACTACTCTGGGCAATACCTTTACAGAGCTTTGGACTTTGCATTTGAAGCCGTTACTCGACAACTTCCTAAACTTTGTAGGTACGTTGATTGAAGGAGCCCTCCGCATTTATAACGAGTTTATCTTGCCGCTGGTTGATTGGTTTGTGAATACCTTTGGACCGCCAATTTCTGCGGCGTTTCAGGCCGTTATTGATATTTTCGGACGAGTCGTTGGAGCGATCGCGGACGGTGTAAGCCAAATCCTGGAATGGCTGACAAGCGTTATTGAATTTGTCGTTAATGTTTTTACAATCGACTGGAATGAAGCATGGGACGGTATTTCAGAGGCGTTTTCTAATATTTGGGACGGATTTGTGCAGACAATCAAGGACGCGCTCAATATTGGAATTTCCCTTGTGAACAAGTTTATTGACTGGATTAACGAGCATCTGGTTATTAGGATTCCGAAAGTCACGATTCCTTTCCTGGGAACGTTTGGCGGTCAGGAAATCCGCCCCTTTACAATCCCGAATATACCGTATCTTGCGCAAGGAGCGGTTATTCCGCCTAACCGGGAGTTTCTCGCTGTCTTGGGTGACCAGAAGCAGGGGAATAACATTGAAGCGCCTGAGAGCTTGATCCGCCGCATTGTACGCGAGGAAACTGCCAATTTGGGCGGAGGTGAGCAGACTGTTATCTTACAATTGGATAGAGACCAGCTGGGGAAGGTGGTCTATAAGCTGAACAAGGCGGAGACCCGGCGTATCGGCGTCAATCTGGCGGGGGTGTGACATGAGCTACATCAAACTGAATGGAAAAGAGTTTGACGCGGATGTTGCCATTTCCGCATACAACCGAAATTTCAACGTTTTGGACGGAGAGAACGCGGGTCGTGTAATGACTGGCCGCATGGTGCGGGACATCATCGGAACGTATATCGGCCATCAGCTGACAGTGTTTCGTCGGGGTGACAACTATCATGGCCTTGACGAGTTCTGGGACTACTTGGTGGAACATTCCGTCGATGACTCTGTACAGTTGGAAGCTGCTGATGGGCAAACCACGATCTCGTATGAAGCCTATTACACCAGCGCCTCGCAGGATATGGAGAAGGTGGAAAACGGCATCAACTATTGGGGCGAAATCGAAGTCAGTTTTGTCCCCATGGAAGCGCAGGTGACTCCGTGAGTGTTACTACTGTACTTTACAAGGACATAGCGCCGGGAGCGGACGAGGACGCTTCCGTCTCCACTACGGAGGCGATGTCCTTTTCTGCGCCGTCAAAACTCCCATTCGGTATCACGCCGGAACCGACCATTACCTGTGAACCGAACCACTGGGGCTTGACTGGGGAATATGTCACCGTAGATACACAGGAGGTTGCATTCTGGTCTGCGGAAATGAGTGGTGATGACTGCGCCTTTACAAATAAGCCAGTCATCACGTTTGAAATGGACCAGCAGTATTCCTCCGTCGGCATTACATTGGTGTTTGACACGGCCTCTGGCGACTATTGCCCGTCGGTCAACATCAAGTGGTATCAGGGGGAATCTCTCAAGGCGGACGTGGATTTCACGCCCAATGCAGCAACGTATTTCTGCAATCGGAAAGTGCAGAGCTATGACAAAGTGGTCATTACCCTGGGCAGCACGAATCTTCCCAACCGGCGGGCGAAACTGGAACATATTATTTTCGGCGTCTACCGCTATTTCGGGATGTCTGAACTGCGGTCCGCTTCCATCATCAACGAAATGAGCCTGATTTCCACGGAAATGCCCATCTCTACAATGAACTGGACGTTAGACAGCCGGGAAGACGTGGACTTTATGTTCCAGCTCAAACAGCCCGTAGAGGTCAGAAACAACGATAAACTGATCGGCGTGTACTACATCGACAGCCACACCAGACAGGCGCAAAACCTGTACACAATCGACTGTCAGGACGCTTTTGGAGTGCTGGATGACAGCCCATTCCCTGGCGGCGTGTACAATGCGAAATCCGCAAAATCTCTATTGGAAGAGATCGTGAATGGACGGTTTTCCATCGAGTATGATGCAGATGTTGAGGACACGGCTTTGACAGGAGTTATTACATCCGGAACTATCCGGACGGCTATACAGCAGGTGTTATTTGCGTGGGGCGTGTGCGCGTCAACTGATGGGCGGGACGGCATCCGAGTATTTAATTTGCCGGGGACTCCTGACGCCATCCCAGAGGATTACACGTTTACTGGAGTCACCGTGGACACCAGCGCGCTTGTGACAGAGGTTAGAGTGACCGCCCATGTATATACTCAGGCCGAGAACGGAGGCGTGGAGATCAACGGTGTCAAATACGACGATGCCAAAACAGTTTATACCATTACTAACCCAGATGTAATTGCCACTGATAAGCAAAATGTTATTGAGGTTGCGGACGCCACTCTCGTTTCGCCGGATATCGGGCAAGCCACGGCACAGAGGGTCTATGACTACTATGCAAAACGGATTACCACCAATGCGAAGATCGTTTGGGCAGGAGAGCTATTAGGCGATTGCGTGACGCTTCCAACCGCATGGGGGACCACGAACGCCGGGAATCTCCGCCGCATGGAAGTCAAGTTGTCAAATACCGTTGTGGCGACTGTGGCATCCCTTGGAGGCTAGTATGAGTATTATCGACACGTTGATAACAGACCGAACACAATCCGACGTGACCCGCTGGCGTACTCTGCATGATAAAGGCTGGGACGGAATGACAGAGGGCGAAAAAGTGGAATGGTCTGCCGGCGTGAGAGGAGCTTACAACGCAACGGACCTGAACAGAGTTGGAGAAGCGATTGAATATATCGCTGATTTGTTCGGCGGGTTTGGTTTTCCTATGGCGATTACTCCTAAGACTGACTGGACTATCAATGATATTCCGACTAGCCAGGATTTGGAGAACTACCTTTCCAACGTGGCGGCAATGCGCTCCATGATGTCCAATATTCCCGTTTATCCCTCCGATTGGCAGGCTCCGCCGGAAACTCCTGAAACCATGCAACATCTCACCTATGAGCAGGCAAATGACGTCGAGCGGATATTGACCGATATCAACGATTTGTTGTTATGGGTCAGCAACAATCTTCTGTGGTTGTTCGCTGGTGACGGTTACGCCGGCGAATGGTAAGGAGGCAACATGCAAGACAGAATCCCTACTTATCCGGGGCGGGTTAAACTTACTCCTGTCTCCGGTCAAGAGAATACATACGACCTTGTAAGGGCAGACGAGCCGTCACAGGTTGGAACGCCCCTCAGCACGGCTACGCTGTTTAAGCCGGAGACGGAAGCAGTATTTTTTGGGAACACGGCAAACCGCACTGTTAACGACGCCTTATATCTGATCGGAACCACCTTTACGGCGGCTGAAATCCAAGTAACCTACAACGGAGGTGGTAACTGATGGCGCAGACACTTGGCAGCGTGGCGGTGGGGAGCATCGTCAAGATCGACGAGAACGGATTCCCAGTAAACTACATCGTGGTGCATATCGGGAACCCGGATGTAAGACTGTATGGTAGTTCCTGTGACGGTGCGTGGTTGCTGCGGCAGGACATTGTGGAGAACGTCCAGTGGAACAGCACCAATGCAAACATACTTGCAGGCTCCACAATTATGTCTACGATGGCTGGGTATCTGGGAAGGTATGAAAGCCACATCCAGTCTGCCATCAGGACAGTGAAAATCCCATACCATCCAGGAAATGGAGAACCTTTCTGGAACATCAAAAGTGGAGAAAATGGTTTGGAGTGCAAGCTGTTCCCTCTTGGCGGGTATGAGGTCGGCCTGTCTGACCCAAGCGGAATTATGCCCGCAGACGGCGCGAAGCTGGATTACTTCAAGAGTGGACTTGACACGGAAGCCAATAGCAAGCGGATTGCTAAACTGAATGGAGCCGCGGCTGCTTGGTGGCTTCGCTCTCCAGTTTCTACGAGCACAGACGGAAAGTTTTACGTCTTGCCCGATGGCAGCTTGGGCAGCACCTCGGTAAACCCCTCTTATGGCGCCCTACCTGCCATGATTATGGACCCTACCATCCTGGTTTCGGATGATGGAACCGTTGGCGTTCCGGCGTCCCCCACCGCCTTGAATGTGCCGATTCAGGTCATGCAGGGACGGCAGATCACGGTGAGCTGGTCTGCCGTAGATGGAGCAAGCAGCTACATCCTGGAGCGCAAAGCGAACACAGACGCCGACTGGGTGCAAGTGTATTCCGGAGCGAACACGAGCTTTGAGGAAACGGTGGGAACCTGGACAAGCGTTCAGTACCGCGTCAAGTCTTTCGCAAACGGGAAATATGGCGATTATACAACGAGCACATCTGTTTCCGTAGTCCCTCTTTCTGCCCTGGTAATTTCCGGGTCTGACGGCGATCTGGGCACCCTGACCAACGACGTGACATACACGGTTTCTTCCAGCGGTGACAAGGCCCTGACAGTAGTCGAGACCACCAACGACACGGAGACGAGGAGGTTCACGGCGGAGAACGGAGGCACCAACAAAATCTCTGTGCTGGATCTTCCAACAGGTAGCGGGGTAACCATTAAAATTACGGCCTCAACCAATCCGGGAAGCGGTACAGTATCAGTGACCAGAACATGGACGTATAGCAAGGAGAGCCCTATTTTTTCGGACAGCGGCGGCACAGCGCAGCTACAGTGGCAGGGACAGGATATTTGGCCGCTCTCGCTAGCGGAATGTGTGCGGACACCGGACTTCTGGGGCGGAAACCTGATGCTGGCACTTCAGAAACTGACCGATGCGGTACTATACAAGGGCGGAAATAATTTTAGTGATATTTTTAATAAATCAATTCCGCTTGTTACATCAAGTCAGATTTCCAGTTACGGGAAAATTCAAACTGGAACTTACACGGGGACCGGGGCTTATGGTTCCACATATCCAACCAGCCTCACATTTAATTTTACACCAAAGCTCGTTTTGATTTTTGATACTACTGGATTGTTCTCTCAGCCGCAAAACGGTCAAACTTACTATGTTTCCTATGGAATGATTTTGTGGGCGCCTGGGATATCAAAGGATATTGTTTCTTCTTACCCCGATAAATATCGGTATTATACGCTGACTGGAAATAAGTTTTCCTGGTATGCTGATGGGCCCAACGCGAACTATCAGCTTAACGCCAATAGGACGTATAGGTGGGTTGCATTTGGGTGAAAGCGGCTACAACAAAAATTGTGTATAAATCAAAGGGAAGTTTTGAAATCGGGAGTGATCTTATGCAATATATCCAGCCAATCCCAAACCCATCCGGGGCGTATCCAGCTCCGCAGAGTACTCCTTTCCCCGACGGTCTCCCTTTGGCCGATAGTCAGGCAGAGACGCTGGTGCAGTACAATGGGTTTGTCACCATTACCCAAGAGCCGGACGAGGACATTGCGGACAGTTCCGTGACAGTTACACCGGATGTTGAGGCCTGGGAGGCCTGGAAAGCCAGCCAGCCGCCGGAACCTGAGCCGGAACCGGAGCCGGAGTATGTGACATACAGCGAGCTGGCGGCGGCCATCCGGGAAGGAGTGAACAGCGTATCATGAACGACAAAGAGTTTGTCCTGGACGCCATGCAGCGGGCGGGGCTCATCCAGGCCCAGGCGCTCCAGGAGCGGTCCCCGGACATGACCGGCACGGAGCTGTATGCCGCTGAGGACTACATCCCGGACTTCAAGGCAGCCGTGGCGGCCCAAAATATGCTGGACCGCAAGGCCGGGCAGACGGACGGCTTTGTCTGCCGCTCCTCTGCCGGCCGGGTGGTGCGGCTGATCCAGAACTATGACAGCACGGTCTACACCCAGGAGCCGGAGGAGCTGCCCGCACAGTGGGGCTTTGTATGGTCCACAGACCCGGCCAAGGCCCTGCCGTTTATCGCCGTCTCCACTTCGCCGTATATGACCGGGGACTGCTGCACGTATGAGGGCCATATCTGGCGGTCCGGGCAGGACTTCAATGTGTGGGAACCCGGAAGCGTGGGCGTGAAGTGGGAGGACCTGGGGGAGGTGTCCAATGGCTGACGAGAAGTGCGTTAGAGACCCCCGGCATGACTGCTTTGGCCTGGAAGCGGCGGCCCGTCTGGAGGGGCGCATCAAGGCCCTGGAGGACTGGCAGCAGGACTCCAAGAAGTTCCATAACTCGTTCTATGACTGGCAGCGGGAGCAGATTGCCCGAGACGCCAAGCTGGACGAGCAGCTTTCCAACATGGACAAAAACATCGAAAAGCTGCTGGCAAAGCAGGAGGAACAGACGGCAAAACCGGGACGCCGCTGGGAGGCCATCGTGGACAAGTCCGTGTGGGCGGTTCTGGCGGCTGTGATTGCGTTTATTTTGGCCCGCATTGGGCTGTAATTTGAAAGGAGCTTACTTATGACTACCAACGAAATTCTGAACAAGTACACCACTGGCGAAATGACCCTGCCTGAGGCGAATGAGGCGCTGAGGGAGGCGGAGGCGGGCTTTACCCTGGACCCCAACCGCAACGTCATCACCCAAGAGGAGTTCGTGGCGACCACCGCGGGGGAGACCCCCGACACCGTCAACGGCTATGGCCTGATGGACCACGGCGTAGGCTGCCTGGAGAAGGTTCATGTGGTGAACGGCAAGACCGTGGATGTGAACATGGGCGCCGAGACCGCCTACGTGTACATCGCAGGGAAGAAGTACGAACTGAAGGGCGACACCCTGGTGGAACCGGAGGGCTGAGTATGGACATTTCTTCTCTCGGAATTACAGGCGTGGCGGCTATCACCATCATCTGCCTGCTGATTGGGCAGGGCGTGAAAGCGTCCTCTCTGGACAGCAAGTTCATCCCCATCATTTGCGGTGTCTGCGGTGCTGTGCTGGGTGTGGTAGGTATGTTCCTCATGCCTGACTTCCCGGCCACGGACTACATCACCGCGGCGGCTGTGGGCATTGTGAGCGGCCTGGCTGCTACCGGAGCCAACCAGGTAATCAAGCAGCTGGGAAGTGACAGTAAATGAGCTACACGATAAAGGAGCAGCTGGCGAACTCCGGGAACTATGGCGGTTCCCGGAACGCCAGCCAAATCCGGTATCTAGTGTACCACTACACTGGAAATGACGGGGACAGGGCGGCAAACAACGCAAAGTATTTTCAGAACAACATCGTCAAGGCCAGCGCCCACTACTTTGTCGATGATACTACAGTCTGGCGGTCTGTGCCTGATCTAAAAGTGGCATGGTCCGTTGGCGGCAGCAAGTACGCCAACGCCGATAAGACTGGCGGCGGCACCATGTACGGCGTTATCAGCAACACCAACAGCCTTTCCATTGAGATGTGCGACACCATCCGGAACGGTGTCTATCAGGCCAGCGAGGCCACGCTTTCCAACGCTGCCGCTCTGGGCCGGGCACTGATGGAAAAGTACGGCATCCCCATTGAGAACGTGTACCGTCACTTTGATGTGACTGGGAAACATTGCCCGTCGTACTTGGTGAACGCCCAGAAGTGGGCAGAGTTCAAGAAGAGACTGGAGGTCAAGATCATGGACAATACACCGTCTCCCGCCCACAAGGAGGGCGTGGAATGGGCCATTGCAAACGGCATCCTGACGGGCAACAGCGAGGAGGACCTAATGCTCTCCCAGCCCGTTACCCGGCAGCAGATGTGTACGATGCTGTATCGGTTTTGGAAGCTGATCGAAAGGACGTGAAACTGTGGCAACTGCCCGTGTCAGATTACCGGATAGCCTGGATGGCCTTATGCGCTCCGAGATGGAGACGGCCATCCGGGAGGCCAATCTTGGGAACGACGACACGGACATTGCCAGGCGCTATCTGATCGACCAGGTCCCGCAAATCGACATTGCAGCGGAGTTCGGCTGGGAGCGGTCTACCATCTCTCACCGAGTCAAACGGATTCTCAACAAAGTTGAAAGCACAGCTCAAAAACTACATTTCACATAACTTCACCGAAACCCCGCTTGGGCACCACCCAGGCGGGGCCTTTTTTTGCGAAAATATCATCAGGAGGACGTAAGGAACAAGGGCTGGTACACGTCGCCGCCCTCCTTGCGGCCTCCTGATTTCACTGATAAGGACGTGTTTGATTTGATTTTGAATGGTGCTGAATTGGTGGCCCGGCTGGTAGCCTGCGGCTTCACGGAGTCCACAGCAAGAGACACCTGCGAGAAGTATGCGGCGGAGGGAGACTTCTCCGGATTGGAACGGTTTATCCGACAGAATGAGCTTTTGTATGACGACCGAAAGCAATATGTTTGAATTTTACAATCCGAACCCCTACGAGAAAAATGTGGGGGATTGTACCGTCCGGGCCATCTCGAAGGCGCTGGAGCAGGACTGGTACAGGACATATCTTGGCCTCTGCATTGAGGGCGCTGTGAGGGGTGATATGCCAAGCGCCAACGCCACATGGGGCGCTTACCTCCGGCGGCATGGCTTCCGGCGGGACATGGCGCCCGAGGATATGACCGTGGCGGAGTTTGCGATGGGGCATCCAAACGGGACTTACATTCTGGCCCTGTCCGGCCATGTGGTATGCCTGCAGGATGGTGTGATCTACGATACATGGCACAGTGAACACGAAACTGTGCTGTACTACTGGCAGAAAGGATGACGTGAGATGCCGAACTATCCCTATTACTATCAGCCGTACCAACCGTATCAGCCGCCTATGGCGGACCAGCTGACGCAGCTGCGGCAGTCCTATCAACCCATGCAGCAGCCGCAGCAAGCCCCGGCATCTCCGTCTATTGTGTGGGTGCAGAGCGAGATGGAGGCGGCTAATTATCTAGTCGCTCCAAACTCCGCTGTTACGTTATGGGACAGCAATTCTCCAGTGGTCTATCTCAAACAGGCGGACGCAAGCGGCAAGCCCAGCATGAAGATATATGACCTTGTAGAGCGCAATCAGAGGCCCGTACAGGCCCCGCAGGCTCCAACGGTAGAGTATGCGCCCCTGTCCCGCTTGGAAGCGTTGGAGGCCCGCCTGGATGCGCTGGCGGCAAAAGATAAGGAGGATGCAGAATGAACCCGTTTTATCAGGCTATGGGCGGCAACAGACAGCCCAACATGATGCAGCAGTTTCAATCCTTCATGCAGCAGATGCGGGGCAAAGACCCCAACGCCATGATACAAGAGATGGTATCCTCTGGACGCATTTCCCAAGATCAGCTTAACCAAGTCCAGAATCAGGCCCAGCAGATGCAGGGCATGTTTGAGGGAATGCGGGGAATGTTTGGGAAGTGAAGAAGTGAAGTTCACTTTCCGCAGAATGTGAAGTGAATTTGCAAACTATACTTCACATTTTTCTTGTGATTTTGCAAAGTACAGTTTGCATTTCTTACATTAAATCAAAATCCGTGGCCACGGTTTTGAAAATAAATCTACAAAGGAGATAACACAATGAGTCTTTCTTCTGACGGCGCTGTGATGACCATGCCCGTGACTCCTGCCTATCAGGGCGGAAACGGCGGTTTCGGCGGCTGGGGCGGCGATTGGGCCTCCTGGATCATCCTGTTCCTGATCTTCGGCATGTTCGGCTGGGGCGGCTATGGCGGCGGCTGGGGTGGTAACTCCGGCAATGGCCTGGGTTCTCCCTCTGGTCAGGGTTGGGCCACCAGGGCCGACATCAACGAGGGCTTCGCCCTGAACGGTCTCCAGAACGGCCAGACCTCCATCCGGGATGCCGTGAGCAACGGTTTCCACAGTGTTGATAATTCCATCTGTAATCTGGGGTATCAGCTGCAGGATTGCTGCTGCCAGACCCAGCGGGCAGTTGATGGCGTGAATTACAACATGGCTACTCAGGCCAATGGTATCCAGAACGCCATTCAGGGCGTGCGGTACGACATGGCTACCCAGGCCTGCGATACCCGCAACACCATCCAGAACAGCACGCGGGACATCATCGACAACGCCAATGCCAACAGCCGCGCAATCCTGGACTTCCTGACCCAGGACAAGATCGCTACTCTGACGGCTGAAAACCAGAGTCTGAAGTTCCAGGCTTCTCAGGCGGCTCAGAATGCTTTTATTACCGCTAACCAGGAAGCGCAGACTGCCGAGCTGATCCGCCGAATCAATCCCATGCCTGTCCCGGCCTATCAGGTGCCCAATCCTTATGCCGGATGCGGCTGCAATCCCTGCGGCTGCGGCTGCTAAAACCCAATACATCAACTTGTAAGAAAGGCTTACATGTTCGGCCCCGTGCCGATTTTGAACCATGCGGCGGGGCAACGGCCTCGCCGCTATCTTTTTGAAAGGAATGAAGTTTATGGCTGAATACAGCAACAGCGCAATCGTAACCGTTGCCGCTGGTCAGAACGTGCCTTTTACCGAGGAGGCCAACACAGGCAAGCCCTGCATTGTGCATCGGGAAGGCGCTGGGCTGGTGACTCTTCGCGGGCTCACGAACCAGTGCCGGGCAAAATTCAAAGTCTCCTTTGGAGCGAATATTGCTATCCCCACCGGTGGGACCGTGGAGGCCATCACGGCAGCGATCTCCATCAATGGTGAGGCGCTGAACGCTTCCACCGCTACCATCACCCCGGCTGCCGCAGAGGATTTCTTCAATATTTATGTTTCCGCTGTGGTGGATGTCCCTCGTGGCTGCTGTGTTACCGTAGCCGCCCGAAATACCAGCACCCAGCCTATCCTCGTTGCCAACAGTAATTTTATTGTTGAGCGCATCGCGTGAAAGGAGAAAAACATGAGAGAATACAGTGAAGTCAGAGAAATCCTCTGCGATCTCCTGTCTGATTCCATCAAAGACGGGAAAATTGCTATCGGTGATGTAGAGATCATCAAGAATATGCTGAGCGGCATTGAGAAGACATACAAGATTGAAATGTTTGAAGAGGATGGTGGATACAGCCGGGCCGGGGATTGGGAGGCTGATATGCGCGGCACTTATGCCCGCGGCTCCAGCTACCGTGGCCGGAAGCGGGATTCCATGGGACGTTATAGCCGGGATGGGCGCATAGGCGGATACAGCCGCCACGACTCCAAAGAGGCTATGATGGAGCAGGCCCGCGAAATGATGGAGGACGCGACCAACGAAAGGGAGCGTGAAGCCATCCGCCGGTTTATGACTGAGCTGGAACGGGATTGATAGGGGGTGACCCCTATGCTAGACCCCAAAGAGATCGACATTGAGATTGCGCGCCTCGAATATGGAGAGAGCAGCTATCCCGCATACGCTAAATTGGCAACCTTGTACACCATCAAGAACCAGATGAAGAAGCAAGAACCGGAAATGCAAAGTCGTACCTATGAGCAAGCCTATTCTGCGGCTCCGGCTGAAATGCCTGTAGAGGTCGGGAGATACGGAGACAGTGAATTTCTCCGCGAGGTTGAAGGGAGAAACGAGGAGCAGGTATGGGGCATCATGGATGACTTGATGGATACGCTCCAGGTTGCTAATCCGAGAGTATATAATGGGGTAATGCGGAAGATTAGAGGATTGTAATGTTACTTACGCGTTACTAACAAGCACAAAGTCTTTTGAACAAAGAGAAACCCTAGAACCTTTGTGGCTCTAGGGTTTTCTTGGTGGAGACTACTGGACTCGAACCAGTGACCTCCTGCGTGTGAAATATAGTATTATACTTTCTCAAAACATTGTAGAATGGTTAAACCGAGTAATTTCAAGGAAAATCGAAACTTAAATCGAGGAAAATTTTTAAAAACTTTTTTCGGTTACTAACAAATTTCTAACAATTTTCGACTGCCTGTATCAATTCATCTGCGTCTGTATGCACATAGATATTTGCTGTGGTACTGTAATCCGCATGGCCCAGGATTTTTTGCAAGGTCTCCGGAGCCATTCCCTGTTTTCTTGCCCAGCTGGCGTAAGTGTGCCGAGTGCAATGCGGGTTTTTCTGCGGAATGCCCAGTTTCTTCAACAGAGGGTAGTAATCCCGTTTTCGGTAGTTTTCCGGGCGGTGCTGTCCGGTATATCCAGACAGGAGCAGCGGTCCGTCTGCCTGCTGAGCGAAGTACGCAAAGCATCTACGCCCCTCGGGCCGAATGGGGATGATGCGGTTTCTCCCCGCCTCTGTTTTTTCTCCACCTACGACATAGGTGCCGTGGTAGTCCGCAAGAGGAAGTAAGAACAATTCTCCAATACGCATACCTGTATAAATCAGCATGAGAACGATTTTCGCCGTTTCGCTGTTATCAGCTTCCAGTTTTGCGATTTCTTGATCTGTAAAGATGTCTTTTTCCTTTTTGACGTTTTCCGGGAGCCGGACGAATTTGGCAAAGTTGGTGGTGCAGATTTCCTCCCGGATAGCCCATTGGGACATCTGCGTAATCAGTTGCTTGTACTTTGACACGGTGGAGTGCGACTTTTTCATGTGTGGGTCTAGGGCCGACTGAAAATCTGCTGTGCGCAGGTCCCGGAACTTCTTCTCGTGGAGCGGGGCGAACACAGCAAAGGCCCGGTTATATCCCTCAACGCCCTTTTCACCGATTTCCTGATAATGCTCCGCTTTCCATATCTCGAATACCTCAGCAAATGTCATGTTGTACCGCTCCGACAAGTCCCGACCAGACAGTTTTTCCAGAGCTTCTATAGCGTCTGTCTTACGCTCATAGTATCCGATGATTACTTTATTCTTGGCGGCTACCCATGGGCGGCGCCGACGGCCGGACAGCTTATAGACTGTTCCGGTGCCATTGGCCCGTTTCAGGGCTTTTCGTGGGGGAGTGCCAGTCTGTTTCTTTCCGCAGGTAGGACAGTATGCTGCCCCTTCAGGCAACTCCGCTTTGCAACGTATGCAGTTCAAAAAAGACACCTCCCCCTTATAAGTACGCCGCCAGGAGAGACCTGACGGCGTTTTTTATTGGGCTTTCTTGAGATCGTTAATCTGGTTAGTGTGCATACGGATAATATCCTTGAGGAAAGCGATTTCTTCTTTCATGCTGTCAATCTCGTCTCTGGTAATTAACTTCTTGTTGATAGAGGAGATGTTTTCAGCCATAGCCTGCATATTTGGACGGATTTCATTTTCAAGCGTCAGATTGATTTTGGAAATTTCCTGCGATACGGTGTCTAACTTTTTTCCCTGCGCTTCCAGTAATTCTAAAATCTTTTCTTCGTTCGTCATGGAAAAGCTCCTTTATTGCGCTTTCTTCAACTCATTGATCTGCTGAGTATGTAACTCCACCGCTTTTTCCAGATCGTCCACCCGGTCCTCCAAGATGTCTATGGCCTCTTTAGGGACAGGATTGATCTGCTCACTGAGGGCTTGGAATTTGGGGTCAAAGTAGGCTTCCATGAGTACCATAGTTTCGCTGATGATTTCTTTTTTCTGCTGGGCCATTTTAGAGTCCATTAACTGGGCAATAGCCTGTAAGTCTTTTTCATCTAACATTTTGCGGTCTCCTTATCAAAAAAGGATGTCTTTTTCTTTTTTCAATTCTCCAATTTTATACATAGTACGGATTTGGCTTCATTAAAATTGCAATCAAATCAATAATGCACCCGATCAATAATAAGCCACCAGTAAAGATATAAATGACGCCCATTAATATTTTCCCTTCATAGAATTTATGAGCGCCAAAAACTCCAAGGAAAAGGCAGAGGACGAAAGCTACCCATTTGTTTTTTTCTTTCCCTCTGTTCTCCATTTTGACATCAACGGTATTTGTGTTGGTGTTTGTATTATTTATTACAACGGGTTGCTGATTTGCTTTCAAATCTTCAACTTGCTTTCCGCAAATCGGGCATACGATGCAATCTTTATCTATCTGTTGGCCGCAATGCTTACAAAACTTTTTCCCAGGTTGTAAAATCTCATTTTCCATTTTATCCCCTCCGTATTCAACTATTTTCCAATCCATTCAGGGTCAACAACACCCAACACTTTTCCTAGACCCTGAACGTTATCACTCATTGGAACGGGTTCAATAGACGGGTTTAGTGAAATCAGGCAGTCTTTTCCGCGCTTTTTCACATGCGGTTTCCCATCAATTAGGAAAAGTCCGATTTCTCCTTCAAACACATCTGGCTGTTTCTGTATCATCAGACGGTCCCCATCTTTATAAGGGGGAACCAAATCAGGCCCGATATGGAATAAAAAATCTACTCTTGCTGTTTCTTTGCACATCTTTATTTTGGTTGGGCGGGACGGTGATGCAAAATATTCTTCTCTTGTCATTTAAATATCCCTCTTTCAGTATTAGACCACAAGATGTAGGTCAACACCAAAATATGGAAAAATATATTGGCGTTTTTCTCTAATTGATTATAAGAATAAGAGATGCTATACTAACAGTCACTAAAACAAATGTTCGATATTGGGAGAATACAAAATGACTGCATGGGATGTCTTACTCAAATGTGGAATTTGTGAATTGCCAGTTGATTTGAGAAAGGTTTGCAAAGGACTTGGAATTGGCCTTTTTTCATACAGTCAGGGGTATTCTATTATCCAAAAACTTGGGTTAGTTCATCATACCATTGGAGCCGATGGCTTTTTGTTCCAAACAGATGGCGTATCAATTGCCTTTTATAACCAACAACAACCGTTAACACGACGGAATTTCACGATTGCACATGAAATCGGGCACTTTGCTCTGGGCCATGCGTGCATAGAAGGCGCAGTCAGGCGCGAACCAGGAAACAAAAACGATCCCGAAGAAAAGGAGGCAAATCTTTTCAGTTCTATGTTATTGGCGCCTACTTGCGTCTTGCGCGGGATGAAGGTTGATAGTGCCTATTCTATTGAGAATTTATGTGCAATCAGTTATCAGGCAGCAAATATTAGTTGGGATAAGCTACAACGGCTTTGCGCCCTAGATGATACATACATGGCCGAACGTGGATATTCTTACTTTTTTAGATCGTCAACCGAATGGAAAGTCTACAAGCAGTTTGAGCCATTTATTAAAAATCATCTAGCGAACCATCAAATATCTCTTCGTCGTTGACAAATGGCATAACATCAATGACTTTTCTGATTGCATCCATTTGATCTTTTGTATAAGTCCGTTTAATTTTCTTTCCATCTCGCCCAATAATAATGGCTTCTTCGAGCTCGTCTCCAGATGTGGAGGCGGGCTTTCTTTTTTTCTCTCCAGTAATAGTTTCGATAGAAACTTTTAATGCTCTCGCTACAAGTTCCAAATCTTGTTTTGGCGGGTATTTTTTTGCGTATTTCCACTTCCCTATTCTTCCATTAGACCAAGCAAGATTTTTTTCAATATCAGTTAAAGAAGTATTCTTTCTCTTTGCGAGTTCACGAATTTTTTCAACAATCTCTTCGTTCGTGTACATTTTACACCTCAAAGCAACTAGAAAAATAACTAGAAAAATATCTTGACAGATAGAAATTTTTCTAGTATTATAAGAGGTACAGAGGGCACAAAAAACCTAGCCCTCCATTAACTAGGGCTTTTGAAATAGCTATTTATCCTGACAAAACAATAATAGACTATTTTCTAAAGTTCGTCAAGTTTTTTCTAGTAAATAGGGGGGTGAAAAAGTGCTTTTTGATAATGTGAAGCGCCTTTGCAGCGAGAGGGGAGTGAGCGTTTGGGCATTAGAGACCGCTACCGAGATCGGAAATGGAACAATTGGAAAATGGAGGACCTCTTCTCCACGTCTAGAGACCATCAAGAAAGTAGCGGATTACTTCGGCGTAACTGTAGACGAGCTTCTTTCAGATCAGAATGAGGGGTGAGGAAGGGGGAAGGAACGGTGAAATTTGACAGGCAGACATGGGATAACCGCGGACAAGGAAAGTTTCTCAAGGGTTATCGTATTTGTGTCCGACAGTATAACCAGGGGAGGAACGCAAATTTCTACTTAGAGGCATGGGGAGACAGCCTCCATGGGAAACCTGCTCCATCTGTTGGCCGAACAATCTCGGGAAAGGGACCGCAGGCCAGAGACCGCGCAATTTCTGAGGCACTCATGCTAGCCTCGACCGGCCTCTATACAGAATAAAAACGCCCCCGCCAGTGCCGGAAACACTGACGAGGGCTGCGGAGACCTATTGAACCAGCCAACAGGCCCGCGAGGTTATTATACACGCCTCCGGGTCAAATGACAAGGAGGTTTTTATGAACGAAAAAGACAGCATCAAAGACTTGGAAGCCCAGGCACGCAACACGAAGCATCTGATGGACAGGCTCAACCGGGCCGCCTATGGCATGACCTTTGACGAGGCAATCCGGCTGGGTAAAGAAAATCCCCCGCCGTGCTGCGAACACGACGAGGGCAAGAATTGAGCAACCACGAACAATCCCTTTGGATACAGTATATCGCCTCCAGAGGGAGAAATCAAGGAGGTTTTTATGATTGAAGCATTGACTGCGGCCGAAGCAACAGAAGTCCTTCGCAATGTGGGGCTGCGTATTACTCCGGAGACTATCCGGGATGGCATCCAAAAGAAAGTCTTCCCGTTCGGGGACTGCGTAATGGCCGAGGACGGCAAGAAAGTCAAATGGTGCTATATCTATAAGGCTTTGCTAGATCGCTGGATCGCCGAAAGAACGGTGAGCGCATGAGCATTGAAATGGGTATAGTGGCGGCAATCATTATCATTGGAACGGCCAAGGTTGCTGGATGGTTCATGCGCTTCCTTTCCTGGATGGAGGGAGAGCGGTGAAAGTCGGAGACGTACTGTACATGACGCCCACACTGGACACCAGCGCATTCATGAAAGAAAAGAACGGCCCTAGACGGTGTTGGGTGGTCTCCATCAACAAGCGGCACCATCATTTCACCGTGGAGTTCGATTTCCCCGAAGGCAGCTTCCGGGAGACTTACAAGGAGGAATAACGCATGGACAAACAAGAGTTGAAAAATATTTTGGACAAGCACCTTAAATGGATACGAGGCGAAAATGGCGGAAAACGGGCCGACCTGTTCGGGGCCAACCTGTCCAGGGCCAACCTGTCCGGGGCCAACCTGTCCAGGGCCAACCTGTTCGGGGCCAACCTGTCCGGGGCCAACCTGTTCGGGGCCAACCT